AGAGACGTGAGGACTTGGGTGGTATTGCTCGTAAGGCTAAAGTCCTTCAGGCTGAACTTAAGGCTCTGGGGACACCTAAGGAGCAATTTGCTTATGTTAAATATCGAGATTTGTCCAACGCCGTTGCATTTTTGTGCGACGATTTAGCACGTTTTGGTGCTGTTGGTAATGAAACACGTAAGGAACCCATTACTATTATTATTGGAGGTAAACCCGGCATTGGTAAATCTTATGCCAAGGATATTGTACTTAGTTACATGGCCTACCATATTAAAGGTCCCGATTTTAGACAATATGTCGACATGCCTGGATCAGATGAATTTTCACCCAATCAAGTGGAGAAGTTCGTTTCTGGTTATAATAATCAGAAATTTGTCATCATTGATGATTTAGGTTATAGTGCTGAGTCTATTGAAACTATGGTCCCCCGGTTTATACAGATGGTAAACTCCATGCCTTACAACATGGAGCAAGCCGAAGTTCATAAGAAGGGTGCCGTTTATTTCGATTCTGAGATGATATTATGTACCACTAATATCGATACTTGGGGACACTTTGTCCCCAAACTCAATGCACCTGAGGCACTTTTCCGTAGGTTACATCTTACATTATGGTGTGAGATTAAAAAGGAATATGCTCTCGCAAATGGATGTTTGGATCCTGAGAAGATTGAGGATTTTTCCAAATTGCACTGGTTAAAGTGGTATAAGACTGACCCTAAGACCGGAGTAAAGACATCTCTATGCTCATGCGGTTATACTTGCAAAAAGAATGGTGATTGCAAAGAAGCTAGGATTCATGATATCTTACATATGTGCATCGAAGAATACGATTATCGATCGAAGATTCATGATGATATCAAGAGAGGTCGCCGGAAACAATACCAGAAAATGCTCGATATGGTCGGCACTAATACACACGAAGTTATTGATTTTCTTCATGTTGATTGGAAAACTCAATCTCCTTGTAGTCCTTGGTGCATGTCTTGCAACCGTTTACGCGATGACGAAATAGTGTTGGAATTTAACAAACATTTTTCTAAAATTGATTTCAAGAAAGGAATTAATGGAATCCCTTATGGGGATGAAGCACAGTTCGAGAAATATAGCGCAGAGGTATATGATGAATGGGTCAAGCATGGAACTAAGTCCGTTCATTTTCAGACTTTCAGCAAACTTGGTCATTGTTACTATGATTCTAACTCAACGGAAGATCCTTTGGCGATATGTCGTTATATGGTTGCCTATATGGGTTATCAGACAGCGCGCAATAAGAAGAGAACTACATGGGTCTATGACGAGGTCAAGCGTACTTACAACTACATTGAAAAGAAAGCCATAGTAACCGTTGTTGATGGCATCAAATGGACATGGGAACGAGTTAAGAGTCTTTCTAAGACTTACATATTTGATGTCCTTAAGCCCATATGGAACGATATTCGTTTCAAAGCCACATTGGTCATTTTCGGTTTGATTATACTTGTTCCCCTGCTAGGACGTGCTTCAAATTCCATAGGAGATGTACTTCTTTCTTCGGTATCTAGTACAAAAAGCGAGAGGAAACATAAGAAGGTTCGAATGACAACGGAGACTCAAGGAGAAGACCTTAACGGTGAGGCCCTTATGAAGAGTGTAACCCATAGCAATTTATTGCATGTATATATTAATGGGGAATACAATTTCACATGCTTAGGCGTGGGAGGATCCATAATAGTCATGAACCAGCACATTTATGATAAGTTGCAATTGAAAGAATTTACCAGAATCACATTAAAGCGATGGGGTAAAACAGGTGCTCAATGGCAAAGTGAATGGAGTCGAGAGACTTTCTTTTCTAAAACCCCTTTGCGCTATGAGAAATGTGATTTATTGGCTTTCCCCTTGCCCTCACTTGAATGCCAGCGACTAGATAAGTTTGCTGACGATCACGTCTTTACAGGTGGAATCAAGCAGGATTTCGC